AACAATATCAGCATCAACAATTTCGGGTCTGACTGTCACCATGTTTAAGGCATTCAGTTTAGTCTTAATAACTTTCTTTTCTGATTCAGAAAGATAATCCGAATTCAAAGGTTTGATTGCAAGGAATACTTTTCCATATTCAGGTGGACTGTTATCTTCTCCACCCCATACTGCAACTGCATCTGCGTTCGGGTAATATTCAGTGACCTTTGCTTTGTAGTCATTCAATGTTACCAGTCTGTTTTGAGATGTATAAAACTTCGTTGCTTTAAATTTGATTGATTCGATGGACTCTTTCTCTGTACCACCAGTTGCTTTTGAAAGTGTCGTAACTACTGCATCAGAATACCCATTGACTGAAGTATCTAATGTAAATGTCTTTGCACCGTCACAATGTACATCATCAACCATGATGTATGTAACAGTAATCAAATCACCATCTAATAAACTTGCACCCAATACACCGTCACCAAAATAGATTTCTACAAATCCATCTTCATTCTCTTGGGTGTAATAAACTTTTGATGTCGTCTTAATGTTTGACACATCTGTTGATAAAGTAAATGTACTAGACGTTCCACCCGAATTAACAGACACTTGTAATCTTGCACGGTCTACTCTTTCATTTGATAATACAAACTTGGAGTTTGCAACTTGATTATCAAAAGCAAAAACATCTGAAGCATAAACTCCTTGTATGATTGGAACACTACTATAAGAGTATGCATTTCCATTCTGTGTAGGTTTAACTGTATTCGGTACAACAAAACTATATGCAAGACCATCAAATACTGTAGAGAAAACACTTCCTCTTAACAATGACATTTCACTTAGTGTCGGGTAAGTTCCATCTGCATTTCTGACATTGTTAATTGTGACATCTACTGTTGCACTTGATGCTTGTTCGGAGGCAGGAACAAATCCTATATCCTTTGCACGAGATACTACATTCTTTCTGATTTGTGCTGAGTCTAAGAACAACTCACTACCTGCTATGTTTGTGTTTACTGCACCAATATGAGATGCATATGCAAGTAGGTCAATTAAGACTGACATGGTAGAACCCTCAAAGTCATAATCCTTAAAGGTTTCTTGACCTTGTAGATATGTCTTTAGATTATCTGCAATGTTATCAAAATCTAAATCTGTGATGTTTATTTGTGAACTTTTAATCGCCATTATCTTGCCCTTGTTACTGTGAACTCTTGTTCTTGATTTCTAATACTATTCTTTATATCATAAACAATAGTTATATTAACTTCGTGTGAATCATCATTTGAAAGTATCACAGAAACATTCATAATCCTAGGTTCTGTTTTTTCTAAAGTTTCTTTGATTCTTCTCTGAACCTTTCTCAATTGTCTACTCGTATTGAGTTCAAAGAGTAACTCTCTTAGTGACGTACCAAAGTTTGGTTTGAATGGTCTCTCATATTTGTTTGTAAGAACGATATTCCTTACCGACCTTTTGACAGCTTCAACATCTGTTCTAGTGACGACATCTCCAGTCACAGGATGTACACGAAATAGTAAGTCCAAATCTTTCCATAGATTCTTACTTACAATTGTACTTGATTCATTCTTGATATCTATTGCCATACTTCTATTTATACACTTCCAAGTTTGTTTTTTAAAGTCTACACGAAAATAAGAGCAATATCTTGATTTTCTGTTGGGGGGTTGTGGAACACTATCTTTTTACCACCTGTAATATTACTAACGATGAATTCTCCTAGTCCAAGCAATCCCGATTCCTTCTCTTCTCCGTCTACAAACACCTTAAAGTCACCGTCACCAGTTGTTAATTGAAATGTATCTTCTATACCATCTGTAACAGTGTGGAAGACACCCGAATCATCTCCGTTGTCTGCAACGTAAGTGTTCTGTTTTGGTTCGTTTAAACTAACATCCATGACTCCTGCAATCGCTCCTATTGTTGGGATACTTGGTGGGAAACCAATCAATCCTAGGAAGTCACAAAAAGTAAACATGATGGGTTTGAATATTGCACCCAATCCAATTGCAGAAAAGAATTTCTTAACTATCTTAACCCAATCAAACAATAACTTCTTCTGCCAGTTCTCACAAAAATCTTTAAATGCAATTTTTATCTCAACTACTTTCTCTTCTAAGGAGTTAACAGTTGTGTCTATCTTACCACCAATGATTGCTGAGATGTTAAATCCAAATATAGAAATGTTATCAAGTGCATCTGTTATTGATTTACTAACCTCTCCAATCTCATCCATTATCTTCTGTTTTGCATCTGTAGTTAAGTTTGGGTCTTGAAGTTTTTCAAATAGTTTCTTTCTTTTATCTGTAAACGACTTGATAGCTAAATCTATTATTGCACCCACATCTGGCATAGTAAGTAGGCCAGGCAAACTTGGTAGTCCCAGTGCTTTCCAAATTTTATCAAACTTACCTATTAACTTATTGAACACTGCAAATAGATTTCCAGTCAACAAGTTTTGTATCTCTGTTTTGATATACTGCCAAGTCATCTTTGCTTTCCACTCATCACACTTGACACCAAACTCTGCATCCCACCCTTTCATATTTGCAGGTAACAATGCAAAGAAACCATCTACGTCAGCTGCAATTTGGTCTTGCAGTTCTTGTTGGTATGCTTTATCCATCAACCTAACACAGTCAATTGTTAATCCAAAAACTGGAATCTTTAAACTAATTGGAATGAGTTTAGTAATGAGTTCTGCAACCTTAGTAGGAATGTATATATGAAACTCTTGTATAAATTCTGTGATTGCATCACTTGCTTCTTTTTGCCAGTTACGAACTTTACCTTTCTTCCAGTATGGAGAAAGTATTTCTGAAATGGTTTCTATAAAATCTTCAATGGTCTTGATGATGTCTTCTATTTCTTTCTTGACATCCTCTGTAATCTCTTCTCCCATTTCAACAATTGCAACTCTTAACTTACTTGGTACTTGAGCAATCTTGTTGATTGCATTTGTTAAGTCTTCCTTAGTTGGTAAGGAAAAGATGTCATCATTTGGACATGCAAATGCAGTGGGGATTTGAACTGTAAAGGCCATTATGAATTTAGACTAATGTTGTTTGCATAAAGTTTGATATCAGGGGAAGTTACCGTTAAGGTTTTTGTAGATGTAATATCAGTTTGCCCACTTACTGAAATCTTTGCATCACCACCGACTGTAACATTAACCTTACCACCAATCCAAACTTCATCGTCTTTACACACTACAGTGTAATTGTCGTTTACAATTCTAGTTACCTGACTTCCATCAGGATGTATTTCATGGAATGTGCCTGAACGATGTTCTACTGCAATTCTTTCTACACCTAGTGTATCATCAATCTCAATTACATGACCTGATTCTGTTTGAGTTACTTTATTATACGGGTAAACTGGTTTTGCTTTTGACTTAATACCATTTGCATCTGAAGTGTCACGCCCAGCATAATCACCTTCACCTCTTGCAAAACTTGACAAGTCTGAGTCATCCGTGTATAATGGGTAGTAAGGTAAATCATCAGCAGTGATAGTAGGGTTTGTAATTTTAGAACCAGTTCCATCATAGTTGATTTCTTTAGACTCTGGCCCAATCGGTGCAGAGTCTAATCCAGTCGTTAAACCATGACCTCTTGTAGGGGAATGTGTTGGGTTGACACCATCGGGTGTTCCATCGTATGCAACTGTTAACATTCTAGGGTCATTAAATCCCTTTGTAATACTTCTCTTTACATCTGCATCCTTTCCTTCTTGTCCTTTATAACCTGACTGTGGAATACCAGCAGACACACCAACAACTACTGGTTGGTTGCATTTTTCTCCGTCTCTGAAGAATCCCCATACCGAACTCCCTTCCACAAGTCCGTGTTGTGTTCCAAAACCTGATAACCCTGCAGAGGTAGTCGGTAGTAACACTTGGGCCCATGGAAGGTCGGGTGTAGCAATTAAGTCTTTTCTATCAGTGTGTATACCATGACAACGAACTCTGACTCTACCAATCTTAAGGGGGTCTTGTCTATCTTCTATTATACCATAAAATATTTTCATTATACTTCTCTCGGGTCGGACGAACTTGCCATAGGGTTAGCATCGTCTACTTTCATTGTGTAACTTTCTTTAACACATTCTAAATAACATACACCATTGTTTCCTAATGGGTCAAAGTTTATAGCTTGGTCGATAATCAAATATCGATTATCATTCAGTTTATCTTTTGTATCCGTATTACCATGTTGGGATTCGGGTTCGGGAATGAGTAATTTTATAACTTGACCAACTGTCAAATCTGTTCTTAAAGGTATAGTTATTCTAATACGGTGTTGTTGTAATATCTCCAATAGTGCCTTTCTTTCTAACGGGGCATTATCTGATATATGATTTCCAAAGAACACATCTTTTGATGTAACATCCTTTGCATCATCAAATGAATGATTAGGAGTGTAACCATATTCTACTACACTTTGGAAGTTTTGGTTTATAGCAAGGTTTGCATCTACCTCTCCACTGGCGGGTGATACCATCGGGTCTGACATGACATCGGGTTTAAGTGTAACTTCCATTTCTTCTGTTCTGACTAGAGGGAATCCCTTTTCACCTGAAACATGATTACCTTTCTTATACGATTCTTCCACATCAAAAGTGTAAGTAGTGTCTTGCTTTTTAACTGCATCATATACACTCATAGATGATGCATATGCACCACCCACCATTCCAGCAAGTGTATCAAACACTTGTGGTTTCTCAACATGTGTTATCTGTGTGTTAAGTCCTGAAGGCGCATTGATGTTGATATCATCTGTTGGTGCAGTATTTCTAGGTGCATATGAAAACTCTAATGGGTATTCTTGTGACATCATTGTGTTTATATCAGTGAAATGAAATCCACCATTCAATGTTTGGAAAAGGAACATACCATTCTTATAAGATGTTTTATCTGGGCCTGTACTTCCTTCTGTTGTGAAGTAGTCCATCAATCTTCCTACTGACCAATTTGGTGAAACGAACTGCATGTTTTCGGGTAGAGTTTTAGACCATTGAACTATGTCTGTATTCTGTATGTTCATTCCAGTTACAGGAGTAACTATCTTTAATAGCATATCTGAATATGAACCTCTAAGAACTTGACTCACTCTTGTAGTTCTTGCAGTCATCATTCTTGGGTCACATAGTTTTAATTGATATGCTAAAATCTGTTGGCCTGGTCTTTGTACATTTGCAACTTTATAGATTCTAAAAGTACAGTCAATAGAATCATCATCTACTGTATAGTCTTTATCTCCAAACTTACTACGAATGAATATTCGCATTGTTTCTTGTCCAGTGAATCTGTAATTCTTAAGTAGGTTAAGTCCATCTAAAATAGAGACATCTCCAGTAATGAATTTACTGTAGATAGATTCGTATAGTCTACAACCAATTGCAATCTTGGATACATCCACTGACTCTCCATACTGATTGACAATTGTCATTGACTCTATCTTGAGTTCACCTGCCTGATAATTAGCCATTCGACATCACACTTTCAAATTCTGAAACTACTCTTTTAATTTTACTTGGTTTA